TGAAAGTAGTGACCTATTCTGATACGAAATGCACACCCCACCGACCTTTCGTGTAAAGGTTCAAAGGGTATGCATTTTTTAATTATTCCCCAAGACCGCAAAGAAAGACCGCAAAACCCGTTCACCCAAAAAGGTGTGTGGTCTTGCGGTCTTACCCGTTTCGGTGCGATTACGCTCCGACCTTGATTTCTGTGCCGTTGGCAAATGCAAAGGTGACTTCGCCGTTCCTGTGGACGATGGCCCTTTCAATCATCACCGTCCAGATGGTGTCGTTCCAGTCGTGCATCACCTCCGGCTGTTTCTTGAGGGTGCGGATATAAAGCGCCATCTTTTTGTCCTGCTGACTGCGGGAGGTGCGTAGGCTCTGCAACCTTTCCAGTTCCGCAGCCGCTTTCTCGTACCGTTCGGTGAGGGCTTCGTACTTTTTGAGGTAGGCTTCCTGGGACTGTGCCGTGGATGCGTTTTCCTTGACTGCCGCCTTGACCAGTTCGGCAACCACCTGGGTCTCCTCAAGTTGCCGTTCAATGTCGGCATCCAGTGTTCCGAAGTCCATCAGCTTCTGCCGCCACGCTTCGATTTCCTTTATAATCTGTACTCGATCCTGCATCATCAGATTGTAGGCTTTGATGAAAAGCCGCTGTATGGTTTCTGTGTCCAATGCAGGGGTGTGGCAGTGTTCCTCACTTGCGAATTTGCCGTTGCATTGCCAGATGGTACGGCGGTACTGGTCGGTGGAGTGCCAGACCTTGGGGCCAAAGAAGGCGCCGCAGTCCTCGCATACCAGTTTGGCAGAAAGAACGCTTTTGCCGCTGTAGGCTTTCCCCAGGGTCTTTCGTCTGGCAAACTCTGCCTGCACTTGCTCCCATTCGTCCGGCTCAATGATGGCGGGGTGGCTGCCCGTCACATAATACTGTGGGACTTCGCCCTCGTTGGGCTTCATTTTCTTTTCCAGAAAATCCACTGTGAACTTCTTCTGGAGCAGCGCATCACCCTTGTATTTTTCGTTCTGAAGGATACTGGTGACCGTAGTCTTGCTCCATTTTGCTTTACCGCCCGGTGATGGGATGCCCAACTCTTCCAGGTACTTGCAAATGCCTGCCTGGGTCTTGCCCTCAAGGAAAAGGCCGTAAATCAGCTTCACAACCCTGGCTTCACTTTCGACAACCGCAGGTCGTCCGTCCTCGCCCTTTTCATAACCGAGGAAGCGTTTGTACGGCAGATGCACTTTGCCATCGGAGAAGCTCTTGCGCTGTCCCCAGGTGATGTTTTCGGAAATGCTGCGGCTTTCTTCCTGCGCCAGAGAGGACATAATGGTGATGAGCAGTTCACCCTTGCCGTCAAAGGTGTAGATACCCTCTTTTTCAAAGTAGCATTCCACGCCGTTCTCTTTCAGCTTTCGGATGGTGACCAGGCTGTCAACCGTGTTTCTCGCAAATCGGCTGACCGACTTGGTAACGATGAGGTCAATTTTGCCGTCCAGGGCATCCGTGATCATTTCTTTGAACCCCTCACGGCGCTTGGTGTTAGTGCCGGAAATGCCCTCGTCCGTATAGACTTTTACGAACTCCCATTCTGGCTTGGACTGTATGAATTTGGTGTAGTAGTCAACCTGGGCTTCATAACTGGTGAACTGTTCATCGCTGTCTGTGGAAACACGGGCGTATCCGGCGACACGTCTTTTCCGTGCTGCCACCGAAGGCAGATGCGTCAGTGGGTTTATGGTAGCAGGTATCATTGTAACTTTAGGCATTCTGGTTCCTCCTTTCCAAGGCTTTTTGACGGGCTGTTGCTTTCATCTCGTCCGTCCAACTTTGTCGGCGTGAGCGGTCTTTCCATATCCGAGTGACCTCCGAGCCGTCAAAGAAGCGGAAAATCAGCACATTCCCGTTGCAGACCAGGATGCTCTTTATGAGCCTGCGGAGTAATTCCTCTGAAAAATCCACCTGCCCAAGCACTTCTGCGGTCGCTGCCTGCAAGGTTTCTTCGGGGATCTGCTTGGAAGCACAGGCAGCTTTGCCCCTCGAATTGAATGTACCGCAAACCCAGACGGGACCCGTTTTCGTGACCTTGCGCCGATAGTTCTTTCCGCAGCCGTCACAGACCAGGAGGCTTGTGAAAGGGTACGCTTTCTTGGGCGCAGGCTTCTTCAAGAACCGAGCCGCCCGTCGGGTTTTCTCTGCCTGCACCGCTTGGAAGGTCTCCATGTCGATGATGGCATCGTGGGCATCCTCTGCGTGGTACTTGGGCAGTTCACCGTTATTGATGATGGTTTTCTTGGTGATGTGGTTCTCACGGAAGGTTTTCTGTAAAATCAGATTCCCCGTATAAGTGTAGTTGCTGAGTATCTTTGAAATTACGGACTGACCCCATTGCTTTCCGAAGCGTGACGGGATGCCGTCCTCATTCAGTCTCTTGGCAATGGTAAGGTAGCCATCGCCGGAAAGGTACTCGTCATAAATGCGGCGGACAAGGTCTGCTTCCTCTGGGATAATCTCGTACCGACCGTTTTTCAGTCGGTATCCGAGCATAGCCCCGTTCCAGGGCATCCCTTCCTCGAAGTTCCGCTTGATGCGCCATTTCTGGTTCTCACTGGCGGATCGGCTTTCTTCCTGTGCATAGGATGCCAGGATGGTCATCATCAGTTCACCATCACCGCTCATAGTGTGGATATTCTGCTCCTCAAAGAAAATGTCCACCCCCCAGGCTTTGAAGTCACGGACGGTCTGTAGCAGCGTGACCGTGTTTCGTGCAAAGCGGGAGATGGACTTTGTAATCACCATATCGATTTTTCCGGCACGGCAGTCAGCGATAAGCCTCTGAAAATCTGCTCTGGATTCCTTTGTGCCGGTCTTGGCTTCATCAGCGTACACGCCGACATAGAGCCAGTCATCGTGATTCTGGATGAGGTCGCTGTAGTAGCTGACCTGTGCGGACAGCGAGTGGAGCATGGCATCCTTGCCGCTCGATACACGAGCGTAGGCTGCAACTCGCTTTTTCTGCTCCAGTTTCGGTGGTTTTGGTACAATGGTTATTGCTCTTGGCATTTTGTCACCTCCTCGTAGTGTGACATATTACCTCTGAAACCACTATATATCAAGTCAATCCCGCGATATAAACTACACAAAGATATTCCAAATTTCTCGCCCTGCATTGTATCAATTATGGCGTAATCCTCTGGGGTTAAAATCCCCATCGACAGCATCCTTTTTGCCTGGATCATAGATGCCAGGTAGCGTTCCAGTCTGGCACGGTAATCATCAGTCACGGGCTTCACGCTCCTCTCCGAAGCGGTCAGAAATGTAGCAGTTGTGACTGCAATATTTACGCTCTTTATTCCCGTATGCGGTGAAAGGCTTACCGCAGTGGGCGCAGGTGTAGGCATAAACAGCTTTCCGATCCACGCAGTCTGGGTGGCTGTTCCACCAGGCAGTCCGGCAGGCATCCGAACAGAACTTCCGAGGTTTCTGCTTGGGGATGATTTTTATCAGCTTTCCGCAGTGCTTGCAGGCAACCGTGTTCTTTGCCGCATCACCCAGACCGTTGCGGCGGCAGAATGAGCGTACTGTATTATCTGAAATACCGAGCATTTCACCGATTTTTACATAACCGATGCCCTGTAAACGCAAGGTTTTGATTTGTTCTTTCTGCAAATCCGTCATAGCGGGTTCCTCCAATCCGAGGGGTTTCCTCACTACCCACTGGAGGTGAATTTGCCGTTTGGCCGAAAAACAACACGGATTTTTGAGCAAAAAAATAAAGCCCACCGAACCGCTATGGCTCGATGGGCTTCGTGGTTAGTTAGGGATCTTCAGCTTCCAACCGCTGTAGATGACATTGGACTTCAGACCATTGAGGGTCTTGATTTCGGGGTATCGGCTGCCTTTGCCCAGATACAGGGCGGCAATATCCCAGAGGGTATCACCCTTAACCACCGTATGGATGCGGTAGTCGCCAGTGCCGGATTCGGTTGCACCCTCCACAGGATAGATGGCCACACCATCATTGGTGAACACATAGGTGCCGGGGTTCTTGTCCGCAGCCGCCTTTGCATTGGCAAGGACGCGGTAAGCACCCACCTGGGACTTGCTGTCCTTCCAGGCTTTACGCACACGGTAATAGCCGGAAGTCAGCTTTTCAGGATAGGTCACCACAGGCTCGGAAGTGTTCTCTGCATCCTCGTTGGTATCTGTGGCAAGCAGAGCCTTGACCTCGGCACGGAAGGTATCCATGCTCTTGCCATGCTTTGGGAACCAGTGCATCACATCACCGTGGTTGGATGCGATGCCCTGCTTGTAGCCCTCGGAGTGGCAGATGATGTTCTGCTCGGTCAGACCATATTCTTTGCAAAGGTAGGCACAAAGTTCGATGGCCTCACGGTACACCTTCTGGAAATAGGTGTAGTCCGTAAGACCGTCCTCGCAGATTTCAAAGCCGATATGGGTGTTGTTGGCGCTGCCTCCGGCGTGCCATCCACGATGATTCCAAGGCAAACATTGGTAAGTGGCGATAGTGCCGTCGGCCAGTTTGCCGATGAAAGCGTGGACGCAGACTTCTCTGCCGCCAGGGTGATAGGTGTTCCAGTGATTGCCGTACTGGTTTTCACCGAGCAGACCGTCATTGGGACCCACATAGCGTTTCAGATTGGGGTTGTTCGCCCCGGTGGAATGAACCATAATGCCCTTGACGGTGATGGTTCTGCCTGCCTTATAGCAAGCGTTTTCTGTAAGAATCAGCTTATGCAGATTCATCATCGTCACCTCCTCGCTCGTGAAGCTGCTCCAGGACTTCCTTCAGCTTTTCAGGGATAGGCAGTCCCAGATGGGCAGAGTTCTCCAGAATGCTGACACCCTCATTGGACAGGTAGAAGAAAATGACTGCGGTTCGCAGCACTCCACCCTGGCCGAGGACATAGACATCCACAATGTTGTCAATGCCCACAAGAGTGAAAATCAGTACCTTGCGGCAGATGCCTTTGAAGCCAATGGAACTGGAGAGGTTCTTGTCAGTGATGGCGCACATGACGCCGGTGATGTAGTCGATCACCGTAAAGGCGATCAACGCATACAGAAAGCCGTCCACACCGCCCAGGAACCATCCAAGGAAGCCGCCGAAAGCGGTGAAAGCCAACTGAATGCCAGTCCAGATTTGTTTCATAGCGTTGTCCTCCTATAAGAATTTTTTGATATGCAAAAGGGCCTCTGCCACGAAAGCAGAAGCCCTATATGCCTTATTCAGTTTGTTTGGGCAGCCACTCCCATACGCGCATATCCTCTTGTCCGAGGGACCACATACACATCCCTCGCAGTTTCCATCGGTATGCCGCCTGGTTTGCCCAATAGATGAGGCTGTCCACATCCTGGTAATACAGAATGGAAAAGCCATCCGAGTCCCCAAGGAACAGTCTGGATATCCAGATGTTGATGTCCCTGGGGATTATTTTTGCCGTATAGTCATTACCGCACTCAAGCGGCATGATGTGGGAATGGTAAAATTCATAGTCCAGAGAGATGCTTTCGCTTCTGGTGGACGATTCTTCCACATCACTGGTAAGCGTGAAAACCTGGAACTCTTCATCCCAGGTGCAGTTCGAGCGTTCAATTCTGCCGTAGGAAGTTTCAGTGCCATCCGGCATAATGACATCAAAACGCTCATACGGCTCGTATGTCCAGGCATCCCCCAGACGGAGCAGTTGACAGTTGACAGGCTTATCCGAGCGGATGCCCGCATACCCGCTGCTACTGCTGACCGTAGCCGTAAAACGAAGCGTGTACGAGGTGGACGAATAAACCCTCACCGTATTTCCACGCTTGCGCATCTCAATGGTATAAACACTTGGGTTGGAGCGTAGGTCAGCATCAGCGGTCTTTACATAGGATGCCGAGTAGCTGCCTTTGAGGGTTGACCCTTCATAGAGTTCCAACCGCTGCGTATCGTAATTGATGCACAGAAACAGCGAACCGAGGAAGATGCCGGACTTGCCACCACCATCCGGTGGGATGATGATCTGCGCACGGAGATGGATGTCAGAAAAGCCATTATAGTTCCAGGCAAGCTGACCGTAGCCCTCAAGCTGCGAGTATGGGCGGTTGGCATCGCTGTTGGGGTCTTGCCACACATCCCACTCGCCGGAGAGCGTTGTCCAGTAGCTTTCCGGGATCTTCTGCTCATCACGAAAGTCCTCATACCATACCAGTGCGGAGTCCGGCTTTCGGCGCAGCATCTCAAGGGTCAGCTTAAAGCCAGTCGCCGGTCCCACCATATCGCCGTTGATGTCCTTGAATTTGCGTGGTGCAAGGGTGTATTCCGCATCACCCGCAGTGGGTTCTTCAGAAAAGTCGGTGCAGACACGGAAACCATAAAACTGTACACCGTTCACACCTACGGAGATTTTCAGCGTATGCTCCCCGGCAGTAAGGTTTGCGCCTTTGGCGAGAGTTGCCCAGAATGTTGTTCTCCAGTACGGCCACCATAGCCGATTTTCGGAGAAGTAAACGGTGCTGCCGTCCAGAGAAGCATAGATGCTGTTTTTATCCCAGAACGGATAACACAGCCGGATTGCCACATCGTAGGTGCCGTCCTCATCAATGGTGAACTTATAGGTCGCCGTGCCTTCATCACCCAGAGTCACAAGGGTCTTGGATACGGAAACCACGCCACCGTAGCTGTCCGGCTCGGCATCGTGGTCGATAAGGATTTCTCCGAAATCTGTCTTTTGCTGCTTGGCATAAGAGGTCAGATAGTTTCTGCGATTGTAGACCTCTGCCATCTGGGGATAGTTTTTTGCTGTGGCATCTCTGCCTTCCATGTAGTCATACACATGAGGGAGCGCCCACGGGCCCATATCATAATCGTCCCAATAGGAAACGATGGGGATGAATGGCTGCGGAGGAGCATCATCGGTAAAGTTGTAGACACCCTGCATCCAGTATTTCGCGGCATAGTAGGTATGAGAAGTTCCACGGTAATACTTACCCAGATTCTCTGGGGTGTCATAGATCTGCCAATTCCACCCGTAGGCGGGCATACCGAGGAATACCTTATCTGGATTCATCACCTGCACAGCATAATCATATACACCCTCAAGCCAACTTCGAGGAGAGACGGGACCGGGAGCAGAACCCGCCCAAGCCATACCGTAACTCATGATGGATGCGGTATCGCAATATTGGTCGAGGTCACCATATACGCACCAGTTCTCGCCACCGACCGAGCCGTTGACCGAAGTCATGCCCGGCAGACAGATATTCATTTCCTTGGTGGGGTCATAGGCTTTCACAGTGCTGTAGATATGGGCGAACATTGCGGTGGATGCTTCGTGGGTGGAGTAATCGTCACCTTTTTCCAGATCGATATCCACACCGCTGCACCACGGGTATTTCTCCATGATGCGGACGAGTTCAGAGCAGAAAGTGTCCTGTGCGCCGTCTGTGTTATCACGCAGGGCTTTGAAGATAGAGTTAGCACCGTCGTTGGCAACGGTGAGCAGCCAACGGATGTGGGGCCATTTGTCGATATAGGTCAGCATATTGCTGATAGCAACACCGCTCTCGGTAATCATCCCCGTGGCATCTACTTTGAAGGAAAACAGACCGATGGTATCGATGCGGTCGCCGTAATCACGCAGGGCTTCGTACATACGGGAGTTACCCATGAATGTCCAGACCATGATGCGTTTGCCTTTAAGTTTATCCATCAGATTGCTTCACCTCCATCTGTCATCTGCTGCAATTCAAAAAGCACCCTTGCAGACTTTCCGGTTTCCAGGTTGACCCTGTGTTTGGAGTCCCAGGCGGCACTGTACTGATAAAAACCCTCTTTCGGCTCGGTGATGCCGTTTCTGGTGCATTCCCGCACCGAAGCAAGGAGTGCCAGATCATCTTCGGCATGGAGGGCGTTGGGGAAAACCACCCGTTGCCCACCAACACCCTGGTGCAGTGAAACCGACCCGGCCGCCATATCCGACTTGGGATAGATGTGAATATCCAAGCCGCCGGAAGTCTCGCCCAAGTTGCAGATAATGACCGTTTCAGCAGAGCGAACCACACCGTTGAACCAGACTTTATCGCCTTTGACCAGTCGGCTCTCCGTGTGCGGCACATAGCCCGTCAGTGCCGGTCCCTCTTGCAGCATGAGGTCAGTAAACCAGATCGTGCCGGAGCAGTTGGTGACGGTAGGTTTCACCGTAACGCTCATGACACGCTTTTCCTGCTTTTTGTTTATGACCTCTGCCAGTCGGATGAATACGGGTTTAGCCATCAAGCACCCACTTCATCTCGCAGGGATGACCTACCCATCCCGTGGCAACAGAACCGGGCTGAAGCAGAAGGTCTGTTACATAAATTGTGCCGGAGCAGTTGGTGATGCAGATACGTACCGTTATGGATTTGACCTTGGAAAAGTAATTCTCCGGCGTGATTTTTTCTGTGGTTTTCGAGAAATATGCCATATCGCACCTCCATCAGTACAGGTCGATGAAACGAGTCTCGGTGGTGCCGTCCTCGTATTCGATGACCACCTCAATGCCTACCTGGGCATCATCGGATAGCTTCTCCAAGTCCTCCGAAGCAATCTGCGCCGATAGCGTATAATTGCTGCGGTTGGACGGATATACGGTCTGGGACATACTCTTGGTCATTCCCTCGACACCCACAGCCTTAAAGGATGCCGTGCCGGAAGCACCGTTTTCACCATCTGCTTCAAAGCCGGAATTGACCCAATAAGCCATATCATCATCAGCGCGGGAGTTGCGGAGATGATTGAACGGCACCAGTTCTCGGATATCATTGTTGGAGACAACGCTCGTACCCTCAAGGGAGTCTGCGATGGTATCCAGAGTGCTGACGGAGCTGCCCAGGTTTTTCAGCGTAGTGGATAGTTCCAGAACAGTATTCCAGGGTTCCTGCAGGTTGTACTCACGGCGCACGATACGGGTAGTGACCGAAAGCCCCAACTCCTTATCCGCAACACGGACATAATCGCCCAGACTCCAGGCTTCATGCTCATAGCCCGTCAGAACGGACAAGTCCATCGCATTTAGCACATAGGACACGGTGGGCTTGCAGTATTCCGCAAGGCGCATGGCTGTAAACTCCTTCATCTGGTATGGGTTGGTGAAGGAGGAACAGTCCAGGGTGGTAATGCGGACTTCCTTGGAATAGGTGTAATCCTCAAGGTATGGCTTGCCGCCGTTGATATCGGCAAAGGTCAGTCCATCCGCACCTACGGCATATAGCCTGGTGACCAGGGAGCGGGTGTCCACGATACGCTCGATGCTTTTCATGTTCTTTTTATATGCAAACAGCGCGCCGCTGTCCTTGCCGTTGACCGTCAGCAGATGCACCAGTCGGTTGGGGCAATCGAAAACAAGGTCACCGCCGTGGAGATTGGCAATGCTACGAAGAATGGAAAGAGCGTTCTTTTCAGTGGAAGTCCAGGTACGCTTGGTGGTCACATTGACCGTGCCGACACTCCATTCGGTGTCTGCCAGAGCGTAAGCCATAGCAACATCAGCGGTCTCGGCATCAAACTTCTTTTCTTCCTTACGGACGGAGAAAGTCAGGTCATAGAACTCTGCTTCGGCATATACCTGGGTAATGGTGCTGCCAGTGCTGTCCTTCACATCTGTGATGGTGCGGATTTTATATACATCATCAACGATCTGGATTTTCTTCTCGTTATCGATGTACTTTCGCTTGCTGTCACGGTACGGAATGCTGAAGGTCAGCGTATCCTCACCATTGATCTCGCCCGTAACAATAATGTCATAGGCATTTTCCAGAACCGCTTCCCAGGCACCGTTGGAGTCCAGAACTACTGGTCTGGCATAGCCGATCTTCTCGTAGGGAGCCTTGGGTATGTCGTAGAGCCGGATATCCACCAGTTTCGGAGTCTTGGAGGTGTCCGAAGTGGTAAGCGTGACCTTGAAACGGATGTAGTTTCGGTTGGGAGATTGCAGCTTACCGTCCGAACCGACCACGATCCAGTCACTCCAGTCGGTGAGATCATCACTGGTGGAAGTCTCCACGGATGCAATGGCGGTAACTCCCGCTGTATACTCACTGGTAACGGACACCTTACCCGTGCCAGAAAGATTGCAGGTGGCAGCTTTCGTATAAATAACACCGCTTTCCGGGTAGACACCGTCAGTGGCTTTCAGCGTGACACCGCTTGTATCGGTAAGAGCATCTACATCAGAAGAACTGTCCGCACCGTTGCAGAGGACGGTTGCCTTGAAATAATCTGCCAGGTCATCTGCGGTTAGTGCAGAATCGCAATCCAGAAACCAATCATCGAAGCCACCTGCGTAGTAATAGGTGTCGGCGTGCATACCAATAACCAAATCGGCAACGCAGGAGCGGTTCAGTTCACCGGTGAATGTCAGCACATCGGACATCCAAACTTCGCCCGTGGAGCGGTCGCCCACAACATAAGTGAACTGTTTACTTGTAGGCTCAATGACTCCGGCAATAAAATACCAACCACCGTTGACCAGAGAGAACGACGGGGTCACAGTCTTATCCAATATCAGTGAACCAGACGAGTTATACAGCATAATTCTGGGCTTGCCGGAATACAGAGACAGATATAAAATCGGCTGTCCGGGACCGTAGCGGGTGTTGAAGATGGGACAGAAAGTATTACCCACCGAGTAAGTGGTAGGGTTCATCCAACCGCCCACAATGATGCGTTCACCGAGGTTTGCAAAGATGCTGCCGTCATTGGTGACCTGCAGGTGGGTCTTTTCAGAGGTCGGGTTGTTGATATTGAATCGGAACTGGCGACCTTTTGGGCTTTTGGAGAGGTTTGCGGTAGTGCCAGACCAGTTGATAATGGTAAAGTTGCGTCCGCAGCCGGATTCATCCACCAGTGAGGTATCTTCATCCGGCGCAGCCTCATTAAAACGCCACAAGCCGGAGGCGGCATACTCTGCCGGAAATTCACCCGTGAAATCCGTCTGCTTGTTCAGAATTGTTTTCAGAGACATACCGTCACCTCCATCTGCTCTTGGCTTGAATTTGTAGTTCGGTCAGCGTGGCGTTGTTTACCTCCACAGTGACAGTGTTATCACCGACCACCAGGGTCGGAAAGTTCAGTTCCTGCAAATATGGCAGGCCGTTGCGGAGTGTTTCTCCGTTCTCGTCCACCACATAGGAGGTCATTTTATCGGTGTCCACGATGAGGGCTTCTCCCTCGGAAAGTGTGGCATTTACGATCTTCATTTCCGTGCCGTTTGTGGTGATGCTGATATAGTTGCTTGCCCCGGCAGTCAGCACACCTTCGATGCGGTAGACCGGCAGGGACTCTATATTGCCAATGGCGCGAGTCACGGTGTGAGCGCCTTCCTCGGTAATGGAGAAGGTCTCATCCGTCAGTGCATAGGCAAATGGGTCTGGGCAGAAAAACTTCAGTTCAAAACTGCCTGCCGAGCGGATGAGCCTTTCACAGTCCACCGCATCGTTCAGTCGTGCCATGAAATATCTGTCCGGGACATCATCGAACACAAGCTGATGAAGTCCTTGGGTGGGGTCAAGCCAAACGGCAATGTTATCCAGAGCGGAGACCAGTGCCGTGAAGCTGTGCTTGGGATAGATGCTGCAATGGGCGGTGATTTCTCTGTAATCGAAATCAGCGCCGAAGTCTGCAACACCATATTTCCCCGGCACGGTGGTGGTAAAGTTGCGAAGTTTACCACATACCTGCCAGGAGGTCAGACGGGCTTTGACGCCCATACTGGCCGATGTAATATCGTTATAGGTAAAACCCATAGGTCAAAGCCCTCCTTTATGCTGTAGTGAAGTGACCCTGTGCGCGAGAGCCACTCTGAATAAGGTTGTAGAGTTCCTGGGAAATCTTACGGATATCCTCCTCGCTGCGGACAACCATCTGCTGAATGGTAATGAGTGCGCCGTAGCCCATTCCGCCAATGCCGGAAGCGGTATCGTTTCGGTTGACCGTGCCGTTAACAGTGAAGTCTGTCGGCAGCGCGGTGGTCATATCATCAGCCAAGCTATGCATCACATCGTTGATTTCAGAACTCATGCCTTCAGCGGCTGCAACGGCATCTTTACCGTTGGCATTGATAGCCCCTGCCAGACCTTCCACCAACATCTCACCGACCCAGCCCATTTCCTTGGACGGGGATGCGATACCGAAGAAGTCGCAGATACCATCCCAGATGGAGGAAATCCACCCGGACACCTTGTTCCAAAGCCAGGATGCCAGGGACTGGATGCCCTGCCACAAGCCACGGACAAGGTTGCCGCCGACCTCGGCAAGTTGCGATACGCCCTTACCGAAGGCAGAGACCAGACCCGCAAGGATCTGTGGTACAGCCTTTACGATTTCAACGATGATGGTCGGCAGATTAGCAATAAGGGAAATGAACAGTTCCACACCTGCCTGCACGATCTGGGGAATGCTGTTTATAAGGGCATTGACCACAGAACCGATGATTTCCGGGATAGCCGCCACAATGGTGGTGATGATCTCCGGCAGAGCCTGCACCAAAGAAATCAGCAGGTCGATACCCGCCTGGATGATAAGCGGAATGCTGTCCAAAACAGCGGTGATGATGCCGTCAATGATCTGCGGGATAGCTTCCACCACAGCAACGATAATGTCCGGCAGAGCTGCCACTAAAGAGGTCAGAAGCTGAATGCCCGCTTCGATGATTTGGGGAATTGCGCCGAGAATGAACTCAACAATCGCTGTAATAATGGAAGGCAGTGCTTCAATCAGTGTAGGAATTGCGGCAAGCAAACCCTCTGCCAGTCCCATAATCAGTTGCAGGGCGGCATCGAGGATCATAGGAAGGTTGGAAATCAGCCCCTCCACGATGGTGATGATTGCCTGCACTGCGGCGGGGATAAGCTGCGGAAGTGCCGAGCCGATACCCTCTACCAGAGAAACGATGATCTGAACGGCGGCATCCACCAGAAGCGGAAGGTTCTCGATCAGCGTGTTCACAATGGTCATCACCGCTTCAATGACTGCCGGGACCAGTTGTGGTATCATCGTCAGCAGCGTAGTTAGCACCTGGGAGAACAGATCGACCACGGTGTCCAGTAAGGTCGGGAGCAGATCACCCACAGTCGCAAGCAGTGCATTCAGCGCCGTTGGCAGAGCCGAGATGATATTCTCGATAACCGGGGTAATGTTGGTCAGCACATCCTGGAAGGCATCCACCACATTGTTGCAAAGCTGCTCAATGTCAGCATCCGCATTACCGAAGCCCACGATAAGGTTGTCGATAGCCGCCTTCATGGCGTTCATGGAGCCTTCAATGGTGTGTTCCGCTTCCGCAGCGGTCGCACCTGCAACACCCATGCTCTCTTGAATGACGTGGATTGCTTCAACTACATCGGCGTAGGAACTGATATCGTACTCAATGCCGGAAATCGCCTGGGCATCAGCAAGCAGCCGTTCCATTTCGGTCTTGGTGCCGCCGTAGCCGAGTTTCAGGTTATCAAGCATCGTGTAGTTCTGCTTGGCAAAGCCCTGGTATGCATTTTGGATGAGTCCGATGTCTGTACCCATCTTATTGGCGTTATCCGCCATGTCGGTGATCGCCATATCCGCATACTTGACTGCCGCCTCCGTATCACCGCCCAGAGAGGAAATCAGCGATGCGGAGAAGGATGTGACCGTGGACATATAGTCATTGGCCGACATACCGGCAGTTTTATATGCGTTATTGGCGTACTCCTGTAGGGATGCGGAGGAGTCTTTGAACAGGGTGTCGATACCACCGACAAGCTGTTCATACTCACCGTAGGCTTCCACCACAGCTTTGCCCAGGGACACAGCGGCGGCTGCGGCAGCAGTTACCACCGCGCCCATCGCAATGCCCACCGTTTTCAGAGTGCCGCCCAACTTGGAGAATTTCCCCTCGGAGTCATCGGCGGCATCTCCGGCATCATCCAGTTCCTCTTCCAGATCGTCGGCACTGTCGGCAACATCGTCCATTTCATGCTCGGCATCATCCAGAGCCGCATTGTTACGGTCGAGTTCCCGCTCCATGTCGTTCAACGCAGCGGTGGCATTATTAAGCTGAATCTGCCATTGCTGCGTTCTGCGGTCATTTTCACCGAAGGACTCGGAGGCGTTGGCAAGTGCCTGGCGCAAGGTCTCGATTTTCTGCTTCTGGGCTTCGATTTCCTTGTTCAGTACCTGGTTCCGGGCAGTGAGGGCTTCCACGGAATTGTCGTTTTTATCGAACTGCGACTGAACTACCTTCATTTCCGAGCCGAGGACTTTGAAGGACTGGTTGATTTCAGACAGCGCCTTCTTGAACTCCTTTTCGCCCTCAAGACCGATTTTCAAGCCAAAATCATCTGCCATCTATACCACCTCCTTCATCAGATTCCGTCCGGGATAATGTCATCGATGAACAGTTCCCGCTTGGGCTTGGCAAGCCCGTTATATTGCTTGTGGCACTCCCAAAGGTCCAGGAGCAAACCAAACGGCATCAGCCACACCTCATCCTGCGACAGATGGAGGTGGGCGATGCCGTAATATAAAAGTCGAGTAAATAACTCTTCGTCACTTACTCGACCGCCGCGTTTTTTGGGTCAGACTCGCTTTCTACATTTCGCTTGGTACCCTTATACAGAGCCTCGGTGATAGCCACCTTGTAGGTTGCCAGATCCACGGGAGTAGTGAGCAATTCCACCATCTCCTCGGTGAGCAGTTCCTTGGGGGCATCCTTATGCTTGAGGTTGTGAACCAGAATGGACTGGTTCGCCAGAAGCGTGATGAGCCACACGATCTCGCCAATGGCCATCTCGAAGTTCTCGGACTTCATCAGCTTATCGCCCAGGTTCTCCAAACCGCCGTAACGACCGGCGATGTCTTTGGTAGCCTTGGTTGTCAGAAGCAGCGTATACTCATCGCCGCCGATGTTGATATTTGCAGAGCGTTCAGTAGTCATAGGTCAGTCCTCCTTATTCAGCCGCAGCAGTGGTATAAGAAGGCTCGTACACTTCCTTATACCAGTTGGTGATGGTGTCAGCAGTTACAGCGGAATCACCCTCGGTGACCTCTGCCTTCCAGGGATGCTTACCATTACCATCCACCTTATTGCGGCGGAGAATGGTGCCCTCGATGGTAGGAGTGCTGAAGGTGATGCTGTCGCCCTTGGTAGCAAGGTTCGTGGCGGGGATACCGAACTTCACACGGTACAGCCAGTAATACTTGTACTTGCCGTTGGACTTCTTTGCACGGAAGCCTACAGCCACAGGATCGCCGCCGTCCTCACTGGTAGAGACCACAACGCCATTCGCATCAATGGTCGCGCCGGTCAGGTCGGAAGCAACAGATGCACCGACATCGTCCACGCCCAAGGACAGAGTGCCGTTTTTGAACTCCTTTACGATTTCTGCCGCACCATCATCTGCGTAGAGCGTAGCCTCGGCCAGTTCCACGGAAAGATCGGCATTCATTGCTTTTGCCAGTTGCACTGGGGTCGCATAGGTTTCGTTGCCATTCTCGTCCTCGGTGATTTTGGCATAATACAGTTTATCAAGACCGATAGTAGCCATGATTTATTCCTCCATTTCATAGTGTTTGGCTACATCCACCGCATAGTGGTGATAGCCTGTTTCGGTTTCATAACCGATGTATCTGCGGTCGGTTATGGTAAAATCAGCGCCCAGAAGCGTTTTTACAAGGGCATTTTTATCTGCCATGTAGTTGCCTTGGACATAAAGAGATAGTCGAGCCTCCTGCACATCAATGCCGGGAGCGTTATCTGCATGGAGGTCGAAAGTGTCAGCGATTGGAACCACCACGATGTATTTCGCAGGGGCAGCATCGGTGAACACGCCTGTCTCAATGGGAATGCCCAAAACAGAAAGCGCCGTCTGGATATCTGCCAGTACACTCATAATTTTCTGACCTCCTCTTCAAATTTCTGCTGCATCGCGGCTTTGCAAGCAGACCGTGATGCGGATTTCGCAGGCTTCAGAAATGGCTTTGCAGGCTGACCGTGCTTGCCGTATTCCAGGATGTTTGCCAGTTTTGCATTACTGCCGCCATCACTGCGCGGTTCGGCAAAGCCAACCTTGACATTGTGATTGCCGTCCTTATCGGTCTTGGCGGGGGTCAGACCCAGAGCCGATTCCAATTCACCTGTGGAGCGGGATTCGTATTTTGTGCCGGAACCCACCACAGCGGAAAGGTTGCTCTGTACCTTCTGCAGGACAACTTCACCGCCTGCCTCCAATACGCTTTCAGCAACGGCATCAAAGTCCTTTCCCAGACGGGACATCCTTTCCAGAAATTCATCTGGCATTTTGATATCAACCTTTGCCAACAGTCGCCACCACCTTTTTGGCAAGAATCTCCGTGTACATACCGCGTCCTTTAACATCCTCGACCGAGGTTACCTCAAACCGCTCACCGTCTGTAACGATGATGTGGTCGGTGGTAATACCCAGACCAGGGATGCTACGGAAACGGAACAGATCGGTGGCTTCGGAGAAAGCGGCGAGATTTACCCACCGCTGACTGCCGTGCCGTCCTTCTCTGTAAACACGGACAGAAGCGAGGACTTCATCTGCCATAGTAGTGAAGCCCTCGCTGTCCTTAACCTTTTTTGTGATAATGATGTCGGCAAAGCCGTTCATTTTTCCGAAACTCATGGTCACACCTTCCATTCTCGGTCGAGCCGAAGCAGAAGGTTGACCGTGTTCCAGACCTGCTGACCGGCTTGAACATTATCAGCAAAAAAGCCGCCCGTGCTGCCGTCCCTGGATTCGTAAAAGTGGGAGGACAGCATAATGACTGCCTGCTCGGTAGTGGGCGGCATATCCTTTTCGCTGTAAGTACCTGCCGGAATATGCTGATAGCTTTCTGCGTATGAAACAGCGGCGGTGATGTAGCCCTTCAGCAATGCATCATCCGCC